ACTAAATCATGATAATAACTAGCCTCACCTGTTAAAATAGTTGTTTCTGTTCCATTAGTAACGCTTGCATAAGCTGTTTTATAAGAACTTCTAACTGTAACTTCTGTAACTGGTTGTGGATTAGAACTATCATATTCTACTCCCTCAGCATTTGTAGGAACAGCTGATACGCTTCCAGTTAAACCAGATACCGCTACTGTGCCATCTACAGTAATTGAACCACCTGCATCATCAATCGGAACAGGATTTGAGCTTGAATATTGTACTCCGCTAGAATCTATCAAAGAAGCAGCGATTGAAGCGGTTACACCTGAAACTGCTACTGTGCCACTAACAGGCATTGTGCTTCTGTAAGTTCCGTCGCCATTTAATAAATAAGCACCAGTTGATGTAATGTTTCCACTAACCGCAACTGTACCACTTACTGGTACTGGATTAGAGCCAGAATACTGAACACCAGTTGAATCTATCAAACTTACTGCTGTTGTGGCTGTAATACTGCTAACAACAACTGATTCACCAGCTAAAGTAATTGGAACATCGCCTTGACCAGTAGCATCTACTGTTAAAACCCCACCTACTGAAGCGTTTATAGCTGCCAAATCACCAGCGGCTGTGTCTGGTAATGTTGCCATTGTTACATCATTATTAACACCCAAATCAACAGTAACAGTAGCACCAGATACATTTAAAGCACCGCCAAGAGCTGCATTTATAGCCGCTAAATCTCCTGCTGCTGTATCAGGCAAGTCGCCTGCTGCTATTTGAACAGGAGCTGGATTATCACCATCATAAGCAATTCCATCTACATCTACAGGAACACTAGCTGTTGTAGCACTAGCACCTGATGTTATTGTTACTGGTAAAGGATTATCGCTGTTATATTCTATTCCTTCTGTATTTGTAGGAACAGATGCTATACTAGCTGTAAATCCTGAAATACTAGCACTAACTGGTACTGGATTACTACCAGAATAAGCAATACCAGAGCTATCAACCATATTAACAGCAGAGGTACCAGTAGAACTAAATGTTACAGGAACTGGATTACTATCTGTATTACTAATTCTTATTTGTTTAGCTATTCCGCCACCACCAGCATTTATAATAGAATCAGAACCGAAATTAAAGTCTACTGGTTTTCCTTTGCTATCTCTAATCTGTACAGACAGAGGATTGCCAGCGTTAATCCCCTCCAAAGTAACACTACCCTTAATAGGCATATCACCTTCAGGCCATTGAAGTCGTGGTACGTTTATATCAGGAATTTTAATAGGAGGAACAGTTACATTAGCGATGGGTGTAGGAACTTTAATATCTGGTACACTTGGTGCGCTAACATTAACTATTGGAGCAGGTATAGTAACCTTAGGTGGTTCTATGTTTATTGTTTGTCTACTTGTAATTATTTTTATTGCATCACTGACTGCATCAGTAATTGCAGGACCAATAAGCTGTGCTAAATCAGAACCAACAGCTTGCAATAGCTTTTTTCTGCTTTTTTCAAATTCCGCAAAGTTCTTTTTATCAATCCTCTTGGAAAGCGTCTTATCGGTTATATCAAAAATGTTTTTATTCATATTATTAGGCATTTAATTGAGCTAATTTTTCTTGGATTCTTGATTGTAGTCTAGCTTCTTCAGGATTAGGCTGTGGTTGCTGTTCTGCTTGTTGTGGTTGTGCTTGAGCCTGTTGTTCTGCTAATTGCTGTTGTTTTTTACCTCCTTGTTCAATCTGTCGCATTTCTTCTGGAGTTACATCAAGCAAATCAAGCATGCGTTTCATAGCAATTTTTCGTAAAGAAGGGTTATTTGGGTCTTGTGAAGTAACAAACAGCCATTTCTGCATACTTTGTACATTAGCTTGTTCGGTTTCACTACTACTTCTAACAATAGGTTTATAACCATTTTTACTTACCCAATCACTACTAAAGACTTTTTTAGGATAAATCTTACCGCTAGCTGATTCTTTGTAGAGTTTAATAAACTTAGGAGCATTAGCGTGCATTAACTTGTCCCATTTGGTAACAAGTTCAGTCCAAGCCATACGATAAAACTTAGCCATGCTTAAGGCTCTTTCTTGTGATTTGCCCACCAATATCTCTATTTCGCCCAGGGTTTGCTGTGATTTCTCGCCCTGTCCTTTATCAATACCAGTAGCACCACTACCACGTTCAATTACTCTAGTTACTGCATTGATAGCGTTGAAAGTATCATCTAAACCGCTAATTTCAACAGGTTTAAGAACTTTGTTAATATCATCTCCTGGAGGAGCTGGCAACATAACACCTGGTCCAGGTGTATAGGTCTGTGGTGTATAGCCTTGTAAAGGCAAGAACCAGTGCATTTGGAAGTTCTTTAGGGTTCTATTTTCAGCCATTTGGCTATACCAAACATTAATCAGTTTATTACCTGGTCTTACTAAATCGGCTACACTATCAGGATAAATATCGTTAGTTTCAGGGTCTTCATTCCATACAACAAAAGGCCAAAAGTCTACGCCCAAGCATTCCTCTAGACTTTCATCATATAAAACAATAGTATCTTCAGCATAAACAACCACTCTACGTTCAAATTCTTTCTTTGTAGCGTTCCATCTAGTAGTAAAATGCTCTGTTAGGTTAATTATTCTATCTCCAGCAGCAAATATGCTGAAATCATCAGCATTTACACCCATAGCTTCTAATCTTTCCATCTTTTTGTGCCATTCTTCCTCGTTCATGTTTGTTTGAGTGATACCAGGAGGGCTATCAGCCCATACTTTTAGCTCGTCTTTACCTTTTTCACTATACTTAGGATTAGCTAATATCTCTCTAACTGACTTCATTATGTTCTGATGTACTATAAATCTAGCTGTTTCTATATTTCCAGCTATCATTAGAGGGTCTAACAACACATCAAATACGTCTAAAACGTCAATTTCAACACCTTCATCATATATATTTAGCTTTTTAACTGATGTTCCGTATAAAAGAACATTCTTCTTATCTAGAATATCAACTAATTCTAGTTTATTATCTATTGATTGTTGATTCCAAATCTCTTGATAATATAGCTCTTTTAGCTCATCACCACTATTTTCGTGCCAATCTACTTCTGGCGGGTCATCAATCTTAGATAAAAGAGTTTTAACTGTTTCCTTCATTAAAGGAATATTGATTGCCTGGCGTTGTGTTAGCCTATTAGTACGAACTTTATTACGATAAAGCTCATAGTTATCATTCCAATCAGGATGTTTGCGTAATTGTAGGTCAGCTCCAGCTTTCTTTTCCTTTGCTAACCTAAGCATTTCATCATCTAAATCCCAGGTATTATCATTTGCATTGTAAGGCATATTTTTAAAATAAAAAACGAGCAAGATTAAAGACAATCTGCTCGCTGTTACGAGGTTAATTTAATTAATTACATTATACTCTATTAAATCATAGTTTGTCAAGTTTTTTCTTTCTCCAAGCCATATAATCTAATCTTACTGCTTGGAAATCTCCGTGTTTATCAAAATGTATGCTAGTAGAGCCGTTTTTCATACCTAATAATCCACCAGTTGCAACTAAAGCATGAAATATATCATTAATCTTAGCTATTTCTTCAGAAGTAAATGTTTCTTCTGTTTCTATTTCAATTAAAAGTTTGTTCATAAAAATAGTTTATTTAAATACCAACCACCAACTAGGCCCAATATAAAGCTAATTGATAATAACCACAATACAATCTTTTCATCTTGGTTCATATTCCAATTTCTTCATAATAATTAGGTAAAGGTTTTGTTTGTTCTGGCATTTTAATAGTAGGTTTTCTAATTAACTGTACTAGAGCATATCTTACTGCATCCATAGCATCGCTATAATCATGACTTGGTACATTCAATATATTTCCATCTTTGTCTGTATCCCACAAATAGTTTCTATAAGCCTTAATAACATTTACCGAACGCTTAGTCATACTGATTGTTTGGTCTTGTACTAATTGTATTCCGTTTCTTACACTATCAGCTCCTTTCTCACTAGCTATTATATTTACTCCAGCTAACTTAATTTCAGCTATGCTCTTAGGTTCTGCGCTATCGGCTACTGTAAGTATTCCTGGTGTTTCTTGAGCTAGAATAGTATCAGCTATCTTACTATTAAGCATATGAGTACCAAAAGCTATCTCGTCTATAATATACCCACCTTGATAATAATATATAGCAACTATTGCTGTTGGGTCATTACTATAACCAAAGTCTATTCCATATCTTTCTAATCTAGCGTGTTTAGGAACTTCATCTATAATATCCCAATCTCTATAAATTTTACCTTCTACTTCACCTAATTGTCCTTCACCATATACTTTCCACCAGCCTTTACGGTTACGTCTACTCTCTATTGAATCAATCGTAGCTTGGTCTAAAGCCTCACAATCTTTATAAGTAAGAATAATATGGTCGCAATCTCTATTAGGTAATACTTCTGTATAAAACCAAAACTCATTAGTAGGATTCCAGTCCAAATATGCAAAATCTCTTGTACGAACTTCCAACTGGTCAAAAGCATCTAGTGTAATGTTATTAGCCTCATTAATAAATAATCTATCACGTCTAGCTCCTCTTAGTTTATCTGATTGGTCAGCACCAAAAAATTCTATTTGACTACCTGTTTCAAAAGTATATATTGCATCTGTAGCATTCCATCTGCTCCGTTTCCAATAATTATGCTCTTGCATTATATTCTTAAAATCTCTAATAGCTCCACGTTTTAGATGGGGTGTGCTTTCTGAAACAACACTTGTTAATTTCTTTACTTTATCTGTTTGTGCAAGTGCTATTAAATATAAAAGGATTGAAATAGTTTTTGAAGCTGAAGTACCACCTTGAACTGCCCTAATCTTCTTCTTCAGGGCTATTATCTTCCTCGTTGCTGTCGTTTCTCTGTACATTTGTTAAAGGAATTATTGGTGTTGGTAATTTTTCTCCATCTGTAGTTAAATCTAATTTATCTCCATACTTCTTAGGCATTACTTTAGATAAATACCATTTACGAGTATCTACTCTAAGTCTAGAACGTTGAGCACTTTCTTGTTTATCTGAAATATCAGCTATATTATTTAATTCATCAAACATATTTTCTGTTCTGATATTAATAGCTTCTTCGTATTTGTTGTAAAACTCCTTTTTGTCTTTTTCTAAGAGCCAGCGATGTACTGTTGTTCTATCTGGCATTTCATCATCTTCACATATCTTTAACAAACTTTCACCATTAGAAAGTCTTTCACAAATCTTATTCGCTAATTCTTCTGTAAATATTGAAGGTCTAGCCATTTTAAGTTAAATTAGAATAATAAATCTGACCATTATAACTAAAGGTCATTTCTTTTATAGGATTATTAGATAATATAAACATTAAAGTTTCTTCATGTAATCTCTAATCATATCAACTAATTCTCTTAGAGATTCTAATACTTGTTCTATGCCATCAAAGCCATTAGGTTCTTCAGCAGTAGGTTTAACACCATAAACCTCTCTATCTAAACCTTTAATCTGTTGCTCTAGTCTATCTCTTTCTGCTTCTGACTTAGTAATCTTATCTTTAATTGCCTCTAAGTCTTCTTTAGGTAATTCGTTCTTTTCTTTTTCTTTATCATATTGCTCTTGTAATAATATAATACGAGATTTTATATTATCATAGTTTTGACGTATTTCTTCTCTTATCTCAAGTGTTTTGAAACGTTTAAACTCTTGGTCTAAGATAGCATACTTTACATTTTGTAATTTCTTTTTGAAGTATTTAAACTCCTTGCTTTTGAACATATATTTATTTATTAAAGTCTTTTAGGCGGTTTCGCCTTTATATAATAAGCATATTTAGTTTGTAAGCCTTCATCCCAAGCATCTTTGGGCATCTTCATAATAACTATATCATAAAAACCATGTTTTTTCAATAGCTTAAACCAATTATAAGAAAAATAACCAGACTTTAAATATAATTTAAGTCTATTATACCACTTTGTTTCGTGAAATTCAAATAAAACAACCATATTTCTAGCTACTCTCTTAAGTTCTTTTATGTGTTTATTTATTTTAAATGGCCCAACATAGATATAAGTCATATCAGATAATAATACATCACTAGATTTATCTGACATTAACAAGTCTTCAGCTGATTCTGTTCTGAATATTCCACCTTTAAATGTTTTTTTA